TTGAAGGCACGGACAACACAACAAACGTACCAACATAACCAGCAGGCACTTGACCAACCATTACCACTTGAGCGCCAACTTGAAGCGAGTGAGCTGCGTTTGTAGTTACTGTTGCCGTGCTAGTGTTAGCCGCTGTTGTGATCGAGTTTACTGTTTGCCCTGCTGTGTTAGCAGTTGTGTTTTTAGCATAAACAAATTCACCACCGCCAAGGTTAGGATCAACACCCGGTACTTTTTGCAAGTAAAATGATTGACGGCCAAGAGTAGTGCCAACACTGCCGCCCAAATTAAAAGGACCGGGTCCGGTGTTATCTACTGTTGATAAATCTACTAAGCCCATTAGGGCGCCTGAAGCTGAATAAGCCATGATTTAATTCCTCTAATTAATTAAGCAACAAGAACACCTTAAGCTAGGCAATTAAGCAGCCTTGCAAGAAGGCATTTGATAAAGTCATGTTGCCAGCGAAGCCGACCAACTTAACCATTGCATCCTGATTCACTGCAAAACGATCATCACCTAATGGGCTGAAGAAACGGTCTGCGTGTGGACGGAAGTAGATGTAATCAGTGTTCAACATGTACATGGTGTTGGATGGAGAACCGCCACCGTAACCACCGTCGAGAACAACGTCCGCATTCATGTATTTCAAGCCGTTAAATCCTGCTGCGCCTTCGTCAGTTGACGCAATACGTTGAATAGCTTGGAGTGACTCAAGATAAAAGCGGTAAGTGTTGTTGTCAGCCACGATCAAATCAGGCATATCCGCACCGCGTACCAATTGAAGGTATAAACGGTTCATGTACGACTGGATGTTTGCAGCAGATATGGCCGCGCCACCATCGGTTAAGCCTGAGAATTTCTTATTACGCCAGAAAGCCCACTGTGAACGGTCGATACCGCCAACGGTTCCAGTGCTTGGTGTAGAAGAAACTAACAACTGTAAACCGCCAATTTGACGGCCACCGTCAGCAGTACCATCTGAATAACAATCTAATGCAATGTTATTTGTAAGGGTTTTTTCTGCGTTAGAAATACGGCTTTCAAGTAGGTCGATAATTGCGGCCTCACCTGAATTTTGTATCATTTCCAAGCCAGAAATAGAAACCGCTACGGCTGCTTGCGCGTAGTTGTATTCAGCTGCCGTGAAAACGTCTGAAGGGCTGATATTCAACGACTCATAACCTGAGTAGCGTTTGAATGTGCCGTTTTCTGCATATTCCATTTCTTGAACGATGGTGCGACCACCTGAAACGGTTTTAAGCTTGCCTTTTTTCTTAAGGCGGCCTAAAAGTGCATTGTTTTTTGAAACATTGTCTTGCAATTTACCTGTGCGATTACGCAAGGTTGTGGTGACAATTTCTGTCATCACTGAACTAGGATTGATTAGTGACATAAAATAGCCTCATACGTTGGATTATGCGCGGCCTTGAAATGCTCTCAAGTTTTCCGCGATTTCTTCGCTTAATGATCTGTCTGAAGTTTTTACACTTTTTGAACTGCCAACTGGTGAGCCAGTGACAGAGACAGACGCACTTCGCGCCTTGTTTACTTTTTCCCGATTTTGGTTAGCTAATTGCTTTTGCTGAGACTGAAGCATTAACGGACGTATATCAGGTCTAGCCCAACAAGCCATTTCGTATGCTTCCTGCATATCCTGCGCACGACCTTCTTTCAAGAGCGCTGCCATTTCTGGCTTTACGTCATTGAAATAGATGTTCGCGGGATTAGAGGAGAAGCTATCTATTGTGCTTTGGATTTGAGCTTGTTCTTGTTGCTCGGCAAATTGGTTTTGATTCTGTTGTGCCTGTGTCAACTGCCATACTTGATTCTGGAGTTGCTGAACAGTCGGATCAATAAATTGGCCTTGCTGTTGTTGACCTTGGCCACCGATTAAGGGGCTAATGTCGATGTTGTATTTATTGACTAAAAACTTGATAGCCTCGGCTTTCTGTTCATTCGAGCCAGTGCGTAAGATGTAGCCTGTTTGAAGCATTCCGCCGATTGCCTCAAGAGCGTTACCGCCCTCGCTTTTAATCATTGGTAGATAAGGACTAATTACATCTTCTACTTGCTTACCGAAAACGCGCTGCTCATCAAACTTCGTAAAACCTTTGTGAACATCTTCTTCACGGCGCATTACTTCTTGCTGTATTTCTGGCGGCAATTCTGCAAATTTTGCTTTGCTTGCTGGCGTCCAAGATTCTGGCGGTTTTGGTGCTTTCGCTGCTGGTTCGGTAGGCTTTACCTCTTCAGCAACTTCGGCTTTTTCTTCTGGCTCCTCTTTGGCGGCCTGCTCGTCTCGTGAACGAGCAAACGCTTCTTTGAGTGCATCGCCTAAACTTGATTCGCTTTGGCTTGTTTCATCGCTGGATTCTTGTGGAATCTCGATTACTTCTTCGTCAATGTGCATAAATTACCTATATTTTTGCATGACCTCATGGGTCGCTTGTGTCAGCTCTTGCCTGACGTTGTGATCTGCTTCGGCTTTTTGAGCTTTTGGCATCTCGTTACCTACTTCAACAAAGCCATTACGCTTGATGAATTCTTTGTGCGCCTTGCGACTTGTGATCATCGGAGCTACACCTGTTTGCTTATCTACCGCCATTGCTTGGTAGGGCTGAATGTCCGGCGCAATGTGATAAGAAGCTTTTTTAATAGCGACCTCGCCAAGCTTTGGGTCAGCTAAAACACTCATAGGCTTTTCGCAACACTCGATAATATCCAGCTTCCAATTCTTAAAAAATGAACCACATTTGCCGCAATAAATATTCATTATTCACCCGCTTTTTCTAATGATTTCGCGCTTCTGTCAGCTTCTTGTTGAGCGCCACTGTGTGCAATGTCTCGAGCCTGAAGCGCGTGATCGCTTGCAATTTTGTCGCTTGCGATTTTGGCCGCGTTGTATTCTTTGGCTGCTTCGATTTGGCTGGAGTGCTGAATTTTTAACGCCTCCATGTTTTGCTGGTGCTGTTGCTGAAGCTGAGTTAGCTGCATGTCGTTTTGATGCCTTGCTTGCTCTAGCTGATATGCGCTATTTGCCTTTTGTGCATCGTTCTGCGCCGTGCCTTGTTGCTTAATTGTTTCGACTTGGACGGAGTTGTCTTGTTTTTCGCCCGGTGGTGCTGGTGGTGGCTGTTCACCCATCTCCACAATTTTATCAATGGCGAGCTGGAAGGCCGCTTCAGTTGAGCGCCCAACCTTGTAAGAGCGAAGAAGGAACATTGTTGACTCTGCAATAACAGGAAGTAATGCAGGTGTTGTCTGTGCCATCTGTGCAGCACCCGCAAGAATCTGTCCCATTGTTTTGACAAATTCGAGGCGTGACTCTTGTTCTTTTTGTGCGTCTTGTAGAATTGTTGAGTCAGTCTCAACATTAATCCTGAAGCAGCGCGCAGAGTTGTCTTTTAGAAGCTGATCGACTTCCTCCCACGTTGGCTCTTTTAATAATTCTTGCTGGTCTAGTGGCACGGGAGGAGGCGGTACAGGTTGGCCGTTTTGATCTAGCTGGCCTTGCATCATTTGTTGTTGATGCTGGAATAACATTTTTTCTTGCTGCGTCATTAGCTTGATGCCGCTAATTTGCTTAATAGTGTCTAGCTGGAAATGATTAGCGATTACTTGACCTGCAATTTTAAGCATGTCACACGCGAATCTCTGTACATCGCGCTGCATTTCATTTAATCGAACACTTGCATAATTGGATTTAATTTGCTGAGCTGTGGCGGTTTCGTTTGGATCACTTGCACCGCGTATTAAATCGCTCATGCCGCTGATTTCGTACAAATCCGCCTTTACTTTCTCGCGTATATCGTACAAAGCGTGTAAGACATTGGCGATTTCCAGTACAGGAAGCATTGAAATGGCGCCCTGCAATCCGCCTTTGTCAGCGAACACAGCCCAGCTATCAACAGGAATAAGCGTATTTTCTGCGCCTGAAGTGAGAATCTTTCCAATACCCGGTGCAGATGAATCATAAACACCTGCAACCTTCACAGCCGAAGTGATTAAATTAATTCTTTGGCTTAACACATCAAGCGATAACGCCTGATCTTGATATAAATAATAATCAGGCACGGGAATAGTTGAGTCATTTGCAAGAGTCGCAAACATAGGCTTAGGGCACGGGAAAAACTCCTCTAACCCTAGCGGATCATCACGAACGTCTAAAACTTCCGGCATGTCTTTTGATAGCCAGATTGCCTTTTCTGTTTTCTTGTCCCATATTTCGTAGACGGTGGCCTTTTTGCCTGCGTTTATTTCTGGCTTGTTTTCTTCTTTGTGATCGAGAGGTACATCGCGGCCAACCTCTTCACCAAAACGCTCGATAAGCTCATCACGATCTAAATAAGCGATACGCCAGACGGCTCTAACCTCTTCCCATGTGCGCGCCTTGGTGTGGCCAAACTCCTCAAAGTAAACAAAGTCGTAGGCAATTTCCTCATACTCAATTTCTTGCTCTCTTTCCTGTTCATCCTCTGCGCCTGCTTCTGTTATCTGAAAGCCTTCGTCTTGAACTTCATCGTTGCCTGATACTTCAACATCGCGCATGTGTGGGACGTAACGCACCCAGCCAGTTCCACGACCTACGATAAGCTTATCTAGCACGCCTTGACGCATGATTGAGCCGAAAGTAGAGGTGCTGATGCTGTACGATAGACAACGCTCTAAAATCTCACTTGCTGCGCGTCCTGCATCGTCTTTATCTTTGAATCTGCGCTCAACT